TCCTTTTAAATGTTACAGTTACAGTATATTAAAGAAGTCCATATTTGTCAACTAAAAGGTCAAACAAATTATCATCACTAAACCCAACAGTTAACCCAACGCGGTTTGTTTCTACTCCGTGTACGCTGTGCAACACATCGGCTCGGAATAATGCCCATTTGCCTGGCTCAAAGCACACTCTCTGCAACTCGGTTAACCCAGTGAGATCCAACTTGCGTGGTGTTTGTGCCCCAAGTACTCCATCAAGTTTGTTTGGCTGGTTAACGTTAAACACCGCAACATCTCGATAAACAGGTTGATCTTTTTCATGCCACCAAACAGTTTCGGGACGGCCGCCGCCGATACTATAAAAATAACACAAAACATGTCGACCACGTTTGCCATCAGTGTGTACCGGGTGTTGAGCAGATCTCCCATTTGCAGTATTACTGTTCTCGTGGATTTGTATTCCAACTTCTCGAACGTGGCCTGCAAGTTCGGGTATCTGTTCCAGTAGCCAATCAGTTACACTGGGAATTGGCGTCAACCTGCTGTATGACGTAATATTTTGGTAAGTACCATCTGGCTGCAAGATGCTGGCATTTAGAGACGAGTCAACTACCCGCCTGAAAATCAGCTGGTCAGTAACTACATCGTCGGGTAAAAATGGCGGCGCTGGTAAATTTAGATAATGGTAAAAATTATCAGACATGCAGGTTAATGTAGAGTTGCATCATTGTCGATGTCGTCGAGGTCTTTGATGCCAAACATTTTCAGTATCTTCTGTACTTTTTTGGGTGGGACAAAAACTGCATTTTCTGGGAGGATAACGCTTTTTAGTTCTCCGTCTGCGCCAATGATAAATGCATAATCATCGTCACCCCAATCTAATTCATTTATAACTTCTAAGTCGTTTGTGTCGACTTGTACGCTGCTTTTAGACATATGGCTCCTTACAAGTATTTAATGTTTACTTAAACAATATCATTGCCATGATTGCAGCCTGGGCAATAAAGCCTACCCCAATGGTGACAATATTTAGAGTATCTTTAAGAATGATTGCTCGACCGAAAAGCAGCACCAACGCAGACCACATAAACAACACAACATCCAAACTCGGGGTACGATCGCTTAGTCCAGTTAGTAATGCTAACAATGACGGAACAGTGGCACAATGAATTAGGATTGCTGCTAACCATCCTAGAGTGTCTGCAGAGATCTTACCAAAGTGATCTGCAAAAAACTTAATAATGTTGATCTTAGCTTTAGCTAGTGTGAAACTCATTTTAATCCCTGTAAAAAATGTGACGACCGATTTGTCCAATTTTGGGTTTGCCCCACTTTGGATTAACGTAATCGGCATGGTAGTACAATGCTTCTTTCATTGTACTGAGTCTGAAATTTTCCAGCAAAACTTTCTTTGCCACTTCCTCGCTCTCTTTATACAGAGCCGGATATACTGGACGAATCTTGTGTGTAGTTTCACATGCCCAGCTAAACTGACATACAACTCGTCCCAAGAAATTGTCCTTCTGATATACCACTCCGCAAACGCCGGTGCCGAAGCGTCCGTTGTCAACTCGATTCATGGTAACCTGTGCGACTGCAACTTTGCCCTCAAAGGGCTCTGTGGCAGCTTCCCAATAAATGTTTTTAGTTAAACATTCTAATTGTTTAGTACGGTCTGCGGTACTAACAAATCCCTGGCGATAGGCCTCGCTGCCCTCGCGCAGTTGATCAAACTTGGCGTTAACGGTGTTAACTAATACCACGCTGATCAAAAAGAAACCTAGGAATTTTAGAAAGGTTGTAGTAAACCTAACTAAAAGATCTTGGTTGATACGAGACATAAGTGTCTTCATATTTTACCTCCTTCTTTAGGTGTGTAGTTTTATATAACCCAATGGATCACCGAGTAAACAACTACTATAACTCGTTAAGTGAGTATATTATACTGGTTTTCTAATTAAAAATCAAGTTAAAACGGGGTTTATTGGGAAAGTTTTGTCCCAATTGGCACTGAGTATTGTGCTTGGATGTTGATGTTCTTGCCTTCAGCTAGTGCTGCTAGAATTGCATCTCCGCCGGCGTTTGGTTGAACAAGTCCAGCAAAAAGTTGATTATAGTTTAACTTGTCTCGATCTACTCCGTAATCGTGTAAGTTGTTTACCATGGCCAATACGCCGGCAATACCGCTGCTTGCTGCTGCAGAGATGTTTAGACCAGACGCAGTGATGTTATTGTCTTCTGCACTGAGTTGCGACTCAATTGCGGTAATCGCCGAGTCAACATCAGCTAATGCCACAACTGCTGAAGTGGTATTGAATGCGTTTGCCTGTGTTTGCACTTCTGCAAAACTAGATGCAATGGCGCCAGGTTCACCGCCTTCGCAGGCTGTGCTCAACTCAGACAGTGCGCTCACCAAATTGGTAGTGGCCGCATTGGATGCAATTGAAGTTAACGCTGCGGAGATTGCAGTTAATTCTTCAACATTAATTCCTGCAACTGTGCCCAATACATCCGTGATGGTTGGATTATTGGATTGCCCGGATCCAGCACCAATTTTTGTCTTTAGGTTATCAACATCAGCTGTTGACACCGGGGTATCATAATTACTCAAGTGAGTTAATGTTGGAACTTCAATGGCCTGCAACATAGTTGATATGTCAGCAAAAGAATTAAATTTTCCGCCCAGGTTCACAAACATGTTCGACAACCCTGCAAAATTGTTACCCGGAACTAGTGCAACTGCTTCTGGCGGAAACACTACATTTAGATCTAATAGGTCACCTAGACTATATGCAGTCTGGCCAGCAGGTAACACTGTTTTACTTAATTCTAAAATTCTAGTAACTATGCTACCGCCTGTCCTGCCTAGATTGGTCATCAGTTCGCCAGTTGACATTGATTCCCATCTATCCGGTGGGGTATAGTTGTAACCATTATTGATAATATGCTTAATGAATGCAACTGGGTCACCTAGCTTATCAAGATTTGTTGCATCATACAGGCTACCCAGATTGCCTAGTGCGGTCGCCATTACACTCATATTTGCTTTGATCTGCGCTGCATCTGTAGCGCCGCCACCAAACAACGTAGTAATTCCGTTTGTGATTGCACTTTGGTGGCTGTCAACATTAATACCTAAATTATCAAATGATGCGCCGCCAAAGCTGTCCATAGACTTATAAACCTTGTCGGAATACATTACAAACGAATCCAACGAAAGTAAAATAGATGCAAATGTAATCACGTCAGGAAACACTCTGTCTATACTAGTAGTGATGTCCGAGCAGACTGTATTAGCATTAGACACAAACAGGGGCAGGCCCAGACTTGTAACAGTTAAACTATTATCTAATAGAACATTTCCATTGGCTGTTCCGGGCTGTAAGTCGGCGTATGCTGTAACCAATTGGTTGGATGTGATAGCACTGCACAACGTTGTTGTTGCTACATTTGGTGCAAGTCCCGACTCGCTGGCTAGGTTGCTTGCCGCAACAAGTAGTGTTGATGTGTTTGCCATTTATTTATTAGCTGTGATGGTTGTTGCACCACCTTGTAATGGACCCGGGCCCCAGAATATTCGAGTGTTTGGTTTTCGAATAGTAGCAGTAGTCATGTCCCCAATCACTGACAAAGGTTTGCCTTCGATTGTAATGTTAGGGCACCCCGGTCCATTAATAGTTTCGCCGTGTTGAGTCTTGTCTCCTACTCTAGCAGGAGCTTTGCCTTCAAAACTAACAGTACTAGATCGTCCAGCAATCGGATCGTCTTGTACAGTTTTGTCTTGCACTACTAATGCCGGGACATGGCTCATTAAATAATAATTCCTGGTTTAGCTTGGATTTCGATGCCAGTTGTGGTCTTAAGATAGTGCGCAGCCATTTGCTCCAACGACTCGGCGTGGAACATAACGTGTTGTCGGCTTAGGAAAACTTTGCAGTCTTCCTTTGCACTGAATAGACTCTGCATTAAACCTAGACCTTGTTGGCTTGGCATAACTGTACAAGGAGCCGACACAGAGAATCCTGCATCTGTTTCTTCTAGTACCTTGGCAACCAGCTCGTCGCCGTTGACCATTTTGAAACTCACTACATCACCTGATGCGTATTTTTGATTTACTAACATATTAACCTTTTAATGTTGTCCAGAATGACTCATCTTTACCAGCAAGGCCTTGGTAGCCACCTGGGATAATAGTTGTGCCGTTGAAAATTTGCGGAACACTGCGTAGACCCATGTCTAGTAGGTGTTGGCGTGCGTCTTGATCTTCTTCGATACTTACTGTTTTGTATTCCACACCCTTGCTCTCTAATAGAGCTTTAGCACGGTCGCAGAATGGGCAGTTGCTTTTTGAATATACTGTGATCATAATGTTGTTGTTTTTACTTCTAATGTAATGTTATTATCTTCTAGGTATTTTGCATGATACCTTTTCCAATTTGGTGAATGTGGGATAATGCACACCACTTCCTCGTCGGTCCATGTGTAGGTTTTAGCAGGCAAGAATTCAACTACTAACTTTCCAGCATTGACTAATGCATTCTCGATTGTAGTTATGCTTGCTAGCGCACGTTGAACTTCCTCACGCTCGTTGACCGGTAGTGTTTCAACCCAGTCGCTGAAATTTGGGAAAGTTTCTACACTTTCGTCATTTAATTTGTAAATCAATTCTTGTTTTATTGCCATGTGTGATCCTTAGAGGCTAAAGCCTTTGAACGTATTGTTATCTACGTCTTGTTTTGTACCACCGATTACATAAGAACTGATCTCAGTTTCCTGTGGTGCTACTTGTACTTCTGCACCTGCAATCCATTTAGCAGTCCACGGTAAAGGATTAGAACCTGGCTTCATGCCACAATCTAATCCAACAGCGGTCATGCGCTTGCAGGTTAACCAATCAACATATTGGGCTAGCAATTGCTCGTTAAGCCCGATCATTGATCCGTCTTTAAACAAGTATTTAGCCCATGCTTTTTCCTGCTCTGCTGCACTGAGGAACATGGCCTCGCACTCGGCTTTGCATTCTTCTTTGAGACGTGCAAAGTCTGGGTCATCTTGCGGTAACAGTTTAATAAGTGTCTGAGTACTACCCAAGTGGACGTTTTCGTCTCGGCAAATTAGCTTAATAATCTTAGCATTACCTTCCATCTTCTTGAGCTCAGCAAACGCCCAAGAGCAGGCAAACGAAACATAGAAGCGAATCCCTTCTAGTGCGTTTACGCTGTTAATAGCTAGCCATAGTTTCTTCTTGAGTTCGTATTCGTCAACGACAATTTCTTTACCGTTAACCAGATGCTTGCCAACACCCAACATGCGATGCCAGCCGCTGTATTCGATTACGTCATCGTAATATTTCGCAATATCTTTGGCACAATTAACAATTGGTTCAATGTTAATTAGGTCGTCGAAGATAAGACTAGGATCACTGTAAACGTTACGAATGATATGGGTGTAAGAACGACTGTGGACCGTTTCATTGAATGCCCAAGTTTGTATCCATGTTTCAAGTTCAGGTAAACTGCATAGAGGTAGAAAAGCAAGATTGGGGCTACGACCCTGGACGCTATCCAGTAGGATTTGTCGTTTAAGATTGCTTGTAAAAATGTGCTGCTCATATTCAGTTAGCTCTTTAAAGTCTTTTGCATCACGCATAACATCAACTTCTTCTGGCCTCCAAAAGAAGCCAAGTTGCTTGTCGGTTAGCTTATCGAATTGTCTGTACTTTAGTGTTTCGAAACGTTGGATAGTAACCGGACCGCTGGCGTCCAGGAACATCTTGGCTGTAGTGTGGTTTTGTTTGTTGTTAATATTAAATACGCTCATTATGTTGCCTTAGTTTTCAAATACAATTCTGATTAAGCCATCGAGCTCATCAGTGTGTTCCAGGGAGTCTATGTCGAATACCAAGACATTGCATGGCAAGTCTGTTAGTTGTTCTTGTATATATTGATCAAGTACCTCAGTTGCTGGCTCTGTGGTACCAAATAAGTCAAATAGATATTCTGGAGCTTCGCGCTCCAACATTTGCTTTGGGTCCAGTGCAATATATCCTCTGCCACCTTCTTTAATAATCGAAATAAATCCAATCACTCGGTCTCGCAGTGTTGACAACGGTACGTAGTGTAGGCTACAAATAGACATTGCCGATTCGTAATGCCCTTGGTGGTTTGCAACGAAGTCGTAGTCAAAGAAGTCAAACTCATCGGCGAGCCATTCAGGTGTTTCGTCAGGATTGTCTGGACTAACGCCAATTACAGCCGGGATGTACTTTTTAAACATGTTACAGCCGCAGCCGATGTCGTGAATTTGCTCTGGATTTTTTTCTAGTAACTTGTTAATGTAGTAAAAAGAAGTTAAGGATCCAATTCTAGTACCAAGAATCTGTCTTGGAGTAGTAAAGATCAAGTTAGGGGACATGTGCTTGTCCCAAACCAACACATCAAAATCTTTTGTAATGGTCTTGTATAGCTCAGTTTGGCTAAACTCAGCTTCAAATTTTTCTTGATCGTATTCGTTTAAATTATTCATGATGTGTTTCCTTTTAGATTACGCAACTATCGCAGTCTTCTTGATCGCTGTTGCCTTCTGGTAGTTGCGCTGTAGCGCCCAGTTTGTCAACGTCAATTTCACCTTGTCCATCGTTTGTGTTAAAGTAATAAAGTTGTTTTGTTCCGTATTTGTAGCACATGATCAAATGCTTGAGCATCTCACTCATTGGAATTTTTTCATCTTCATAGAACTTTGGGTTATACGAAGTGTTGGTACTAATACCCTGATCAATCCATTTTTGCAATACTGCACATAGTTTTAAGTAGCCTTCTGGACTACGTTGATCCCATAACAATTCGTATTTGTTCTTTAATCTGCGGAATTCTGGTACAACTTGCTTTAACACACCGTGCTTGCTTTGCTTAATGCTAACATAGCTACGAGGCGGCTCAATGCCGTTGGTAGCATTACTTATCTGTGCGCTAGTCTCAGCAGGCATTAATGCCATCAAAGTTGCGTTGCGGATGCCATGAGTTAAAATCTGTTCACGTAGAGCACGCCAAGGCATACGCTCGTTGTGTTCTACTAGTTCGTCAACTTCTTTCTTGCGTGTGTCCATTGGGAGGATGCCATCGGCATACTTGAGTTCTTCCCACTTCTCACATGCACCTTGTTCTTTAGCCAAGTCAGCTGATGCTTTGATCAAGTAGTATGACCATGCTTCTGCGTACTCGTCAACTAGTGCCAATGCACGTGGATCGCTATAGGATACGTCATGCTTGGCCAGGAAGTAGGCAAAGTTAATGATACCGTTGCCCAATGGGCGGAATTCTTTAGTTGCAATTTCAGCAGCCTTGACTGGATAGTTCTGGTAGCTTAACAATGCGTCTAGGCCACGAACGCTTAGAGTACACATACGTTCAAAGTCTTGAGGCTTCTTAACGTTGCCCCAGTTTTGTGCAGAAAGAGTACACAATGCAATACGACCCATTTCGTCGTTAATGTCCATCAATGGCTTGGTTGGCAAGTTAATCTCAGTACACAAGTTACTCATCTTAACAGGATGCAACTCTTCTTTGAATGGGCTATGCGTGTTAGCATGGTCCACGTTCATTAAGTAGATACGACCAGTGTCCTTGCGCTCTTGCATGAACTTACCAAATAACTCTGCCGCCGGAATAGTCTTCTTGCGGATCTTGGTATTGCGTTCTGCTCGCTCGTAAAGCTCTTTAAAC